TACTAAAATGTGTCATAATCTTAAAAAGAAAATAATAAATAAGACCAAATAACACGCTTGTAAAAACATATCCATAAATATTTATATTTCCATCTTTAAAAAAAAGAATAGGAAAATAATTAAATAAAAATTTTTTAAAAATAGGTAATTGAAATAAAAAATATAAAATTGCAATTAATAAGGGAATTTGTATTTCATCATACAAACTATCTAAGCTATTATGTGAATCCATTTTATAGTTATATGAATTAACAATATCGTCTCTTTGTGTATTTTCATATTCTTTTATATAATCGTTATTTGATGACGGAGGAATATAATTGGGTTGAATATAAGCATCTTGCGTATATCCTTGTGTATTTTGTGGTATATCGCGAGATTGCAATTGAGTTGCTCCTGCGGAACTGGCTTGCTGTAATCCTGATATTAATTGGCTAATTGTTGATTGGTCCAAACCTAACGCATTAATATTTGGGGATTCATTTGTATTCATTTTAATTTCATTAGCAGAAAAATTGACATTTCCACTAATTCCGTTTGCAGGATTAACCGGCAATTCATTTATGTTAGTTGTATCTGTCATATAATTATTATAAAGCACAATTCTTTTTAATAATTACGCAAAATTTATTTTATTGCAAAATATTTTATTATATTTTTACAATTTTTTTATTTGAACTACATTTTGTTGATTCATTTTTAAAAGTGTAACATTTATTGTCTTGTTTATATATTTTATTTTCAATTTCATCTAAAGGGGGTGCATGAAATATAATGCAGTTTTTATCTTTACATACTGTTCTAAATAATGTTGCAAGTCCAAACCCCAATATTATTGACATTACATATTTTCCTGTTTTTGTATGAACAAATTTTGATAAATACATTTTTATAATATTATTATATTTTATTTATTTATAATAGAGTTATCTGAAGATTGAACTGGTATTGTATTTATTAAACTTTCATCAGAAGGGCACTCTACTTCTTTTGCTTTATAATAAAAACAATTGTTAGCACTATCTTTATATTGAATTTTGATGCTATTATCAGGAGTAGGATATACAATTATAGTTTTCATATCAGGACCTAAAATATAAACAAAAAATAAACCAACTGCTAAACTAATAAGAAAAACCGGAATTGAAATATACTGAAGCATGCTTTATAATAATTATAAATATTATTTTCCAGCTGTAACTTTATATATTTCATTTGTTTGAGGATTACTTGTAATTAGTTCTCCTTTAACTAATTCTATTTTATATTTTAATCTATTTGCTTCACTAGCAGCAATAGTACCATCAGGAAGTAATTTTGGATAAATTATGATTTTTGGTAATGGTGCTTCCTCTTCATATTCTTCTCCCTCTTCTCTTTTTAAATTTTCTTCCTCTTCACCTTCTCTTTGTAGATTCTTTATTTCTTCTTCCTCTTCATAATCATCTTTAATTGTGCTATCTAATTCATTTTCTATATTTTCTAGTTCATTTCTTTCCTTATCTTCTTGTTCATTATCTTCCTCTTCCTCTTCCTCTTCCTCTTCTTCTTTATCTCCATCATTTTCAACTATTTCATATGGTTCTGATTCTGATTCTGATTTAGATTTTTTTCTATTTTTCTTTGTTTGTTTTTTTGGAACTTTTATTTTAAATTCTTCTTCAGATGTAGATGTATTTTTCATAGTTTTTGAATGTGATTTTTTTTCTTTTATTTGATTACCTATTTTTAAAGAAACAACTCCATGCTCATTTGCCGCTATATCAAATTCAAAGTTATCAATTAATACAGGCAATTGCACTAAATGAAATGTATTATCATCTTTATTAAAATCAATTTCTGAAATTAAATATTTTTTGTTTCGTAATTCTTTTAATCTAGGAATTATTTCTTTTACAAACATTTCAATAGCATCATTTATAAATTGTTTATTTTGACTTTTTTCATAACTATTAATTAAAATTTTATAATTATCTATCATTAGTTGAATATCTGCTTGTAATCTATCAGTTTCTTCTTTTTTTTCTTTGTTATGAATAATATCATTAAGTATTTTTAAATAAAATTCATAATTATCAATTGTCGATGCGTATTCTTTTTTAATTTTATCAAATTTATTAATTGCTTCTGTCGATGTAATATAACCGAAAAGTAAATCATTTTTATCTATTATTATTTCCTTTTTTGTTTTTTCTATTGTTTTTTCATCATTTGCTAATTCAAATTGTAAATTAATAATATAACCTAAATTAATAACAATATTTAATGGACAAGGATTTATTTTATCCCCACATTTAGCAACAAGTTGCCTTTCTTCTTTTTCAACATGTGTATAAAACATGGAGCCTACATGCCTTCCACAATTTATACATTGGGGTTTCAATTGCATAAAATCTTTTCGTCTTTCTTTCCAACTTAAATTTTTTAATTTAATTATTTGATTTTTTTCTTTTTTGTAATTATCTTCATAAGATTGTTTTAATTTATAATATGTATTTAATGCATTTATAAACTCTTCTTTTTTTTCTGAATCGTGGTCCATTTATAATTTTATAATATAATATTCTTTTTTATTTTTTTACTATTTTTATTTTCATTGTTATATTATTGTATTTTACGATGAACAATATCATATTCTGTATCCCATTGAGGAAGTCCTGTAATTAATTCTTGTTGAGCTATTTGTTTAGCATTTTGATAATTTTTTATTTTAGTCAATATATATTGTTGTTTTTCTCTATTCTTCATTTCTTTCTCAGAAGGTGTTAATTTTCCTTTATATTTAATTATTAACAACACTCCTAAAATAATAAAAAACCCAACAAAAAGTGAAATATTAAAAACAATATTATAGTAATTATTTTTAAATTCTTGACATTGTTTTAATGTTTCATTTAAGAAACTTTTAACACCTGGTTCAATTAAAATAGGTTTAGTAAAATTATCAAAATTCATATTAATTATTACTTTTATAATATCAAAATAAATTATACCAATATCTATATTATGGACCCAACATATCTCTCGTTATTTATTTTTACAATAATCAGCATTTTATACTATTTATTTAAACCTAAATTAACAATAGATATACTTTATTCACAAGGGAATGTTCAACCGGTCCCTTATGAAAATTTAGAGCCTACGGCACCACCTGCTGATGTTTTACCACAGCCTATAAACCCAATCCAAATGATAGGAGGACAAGCGCAAGAAAACAATGAAGAATATGCAAATTATACCAAAAAAAGTTATTTATATTTAGTCATTTATGTTTTAACAGTAATTGTTTCCCAATTTTTTGTAAATGTAAGCGTAATTGTTGAAAAATGTGGTGGAAGCTTAAAAGATAATTTTGCTGCAGGTGCATTAATGACATTCATACCTTGGGTATTTATTTTTGGTTCTGTTTCACTAATACTTATTATCTTTCCTGGTTTTAAATCCGCATTTTCAAATGTTATAGGATACTTTACAGTTTCGGGACAGGCAAGTGATATTTTGAATAAGTTATTAGTAAATGCAAACATGCAAGAAGCAATAAACAGTGATAACACTACTCCAGAACAAAAAGCAAAACTACAAAAATCAGCGGAAGCAATAATTAAATTATGTGGAAATACATCTATTATGATAAATCAAATTGTTCCTGAAAACTTTAAGGATTATTGGTCTATTTTAATACCCTTAATGAAAGATGAATATCAACAAAATCAAAATTCAGCGGATTTAAAAACATTACAAGAAAATCTATTAGGTCTTGTAATAACAAGAGATAATATAGGAGAAGCGTTGTGGTATTTTTACACAGCGATATTATTAATATCAGTAGTTCAATATAATTTAACAAAACGAGGTTGTATTTCAGACCCTGAGTTGATGGTAGAAAAACACAAACAATTTGTGCAAGAGGAAGAAAATAAATTAAAACAACCAGGTAAAAATCAAATATATGCAGGAAGTTAAATTTTAAATCTAAAATAATGTTACTTTAGATAAATAAAAACGAACAAACAAATAAGATAAAATTCCCAAAACAATAGATAAAAGCCATACCGGTAATATAGTTTTATTTCTATATCCTATTCCGAAATGTCGTAAGCTGCCATCTTTATTATAAAGAAATCCAGGTTTTATTAATTGAAAAATAACAAATAAAGTAATAAAAAGAATAATACTTACTAAAATAGGATTATTTCGAATAAAAGTCGGATTCATAATTATATAAAATATAATTTATTTTATTATTATAAACAATGTTTTCAGAAATAATAACTATATTATTAGGAATATTTACAGGATTATATGCGTCATTTGTAGGGACAGCAGGGGGGGCTGCGATAATGATTTATGTACTTCAATATTTAAACATTATAAAAACCGATACAATGATTGCAGGAACAATGTTATTTGTGAGCGCAATACCAATAAGTTTGCTAGGATTAACAAATTATTTTAAACATAAAGAAATAAATTTTTATATTGGTTCATTAATAATAATCGGTTTGGCAATAGGAATATTTATTGGTTCTAAATATGCGTTTATTGTAAATGACAAATTTGGAGAGAAATACGGAGATAAAATTAAAAATACTATAACAGCTCTAATATATGCCGTATTAGCGTCACTATATTTTTATAGAACAATTAATGATTAAAACTTTTGATTAAGTTTTTGACTCATTTTTCTTTTCGGTGTCTCTAATAAAAGTGTTCAGCCATTTCATTATCATCATTTTCACCTTGATATTCACCATCCATATACTGTTCATCCATATTATCTTCATCTAAATAAGCAATATCACTTTCTTCTCTATCAATTAAATCTTCGGTTTCTTTTTCTTCCAGAAAGTCATCAAGAAACTGGGATGCATTACGGTCGGTAACACTTTTGTTTTTCATAACCTTTCTTTCGATTTGTGCCAATTCTTCCATGTAATCTCTTTCTTCATCATAATTTTCTTTAACATAACTAGTTAGTCCTTTTTGCAAACCTTTGCTCCATTCACCTAATTTATTAATTTTTAGTAAGGTATCCACATTTCTCTCTTCGTCTGTTTTATCTTTTAATCTATCTGTAAATGTATCTTTTTCTTTTTCCCTTGTTTTAAAAACCAAGTCCATAATACGGCCATATGAAAAATCTATAGTATTCTTATGGTCACTCATAATATTTAAATAACATAATATTAACTCTGCTGTTTTTTCTTTTAAATCCTTAAGATTACCAATTTGAACTGAAAGTGTTGACCTATCTAATAAACTATACCCAGTCCCAGTAAATCCTAATCTTTGTTCCATGTCTTCATCATTATCAAGAGATTGAGCATCAATAATTGCATCTTCCCTTACAGGAGCTTCTCTTACTAACATGCTTTCGTCACTTGATAATCTAATATATTCCATAATAGCTTGTAAAAAATAATTTTCAAATAACAACAAACTTGTTTTACGGTCAAAAATAGATTTTTGTATTCTGTCTTTGTATTTTATATCTGTAAAAGCAGGGGTATTTATTGATAATAATAATAATTTTTCACAATGAGGTTGAATATTTGTTAGCACATTCAACATTAATTTATTTTTATAAAATGGGCTTAAAGAATCATAATATTTAGCTACAAAACCTTTAATATCCTTAGTATGTTTTGCAGATAATCCCAAATAACTGGGAACCCAAACATTTTTATAATCTACTGAATTTAAAATTATGTTTGGGAATATTTTTAAAATATTTTGTAAATAAGTTTTGAAAAAATCAATTATATTATACAATGCATTGTCTGTAATAGATTGTTCATCATTATCATGTATGTTTACAGTGGTCGTGTCATGTATATTCAAGTCTTCCCATATAATTAATTGTTCTAAAAATTTTTTGGTTTTCTCTCTATCTTTTTTTGTTAGCTTCCCATATTTAATTAAAAAATCCATTATTTCTTTTTTTAATTCTCCATTTGAACGAGCCAAATAATTTTTTAATGACCGCATTTCTTCTGTATCTTCGTCTACTGCAATATCAAATGTATCTAAAATTGTATCAATATTTTGTATTAATGAAGCAGGAACAACACCATCATCGTGTGCATTTCTGATATATTCAATTGTTCCTTTTATTTTTTGCACAGGTGTAACAGTATCATCATACAATGATATAGGAATTATGTTTTTTCGCGCGACTATTTGTAATAGTCTTAACAATGATTCATCATCATAAATACGACCATCGTGCTTTAATTTTCGTATTTTTTCACTGATAGAATCAGAAATATTCAAAAAATTAGGTTTATCTGTGCATATTGCAATCAAATCTTCGTCTAAAGATATTAATGAGTTAAACCTGCAATAAGTAATAAAGGCTCTATAAATTGTTTCTTCATTAAAATCATCACCTAATATTGGATAAATATTTTTTGTGTTTTCATTAGAAAATAAATAAGGTGCTTCGGTAATGTGATTTATATCATATATAATATTTGATAATTGTTGAACAATTTCATTAAATTGTTTAATATCAGACTCTTCTTTTTCAAAATACGATAATGCATTTGTTTCATTTCTATCATTATTACAGCAAGCATTTTCTATAAATGGTTCATTTATTGAATTATTTAATAATAAATGTTTCTTTGAAACGACCTTTTGAATTTTTTCTTGAATTGCTAGAGAGAAAAAAATAATTTTTGATTCGATTATAAGCATTTTCTCTCTTTGTTCTCTAGACCCTGAATTTAAATCTCTTAAAAATGAGCCTTTAAATTGCGGTGATATATTTTCAAATGGTTTTAATTTAAATGGTACAATCGGAGGTAAAAAATTCAACCATTTACTTAAATCATGCTCAGTTGGTATATCTTCATTTGGATTTGTCAATAAATAATCTGTTTTTTCTTTGAATTTTTGTATTACATCAACATTATTTAAGTAATATGTTTCTATTGTTTCTTTTATTTTGGTAGAAATTGTAGTTTCTTTAACACCAGAAAATCCAGACCACGGATCATCCCCTGCTTTTCTAATTTTATAGGCAATGCATGCCAAATAATTTAATGAAGAAAAGTCTCCAGCTCCGTCAAATGGAAAACCAATAAAAGACCGAACACATCCTGGAAATGTTTTTCTTGTTTTTACAGAAGGTATGCTTGTTTGAATTCCTATTAATAAAGCTCCCAATGACAAATACAAAATGGTAACATTATAAATTTTTTTATATTCCGGTAAATTTTTACCTCGCTTAGCTGCTTCTGAAGCTCTTTTAGCATATTCAGATTCATTTGGCAATGCTAATCCTAAGGAATTATTAAATATTTTTAATATAAACTCTTTTTGTTCTTCAATATTTATTCCCATATTTACAGCCATTGCAGTAATAACATTGAATGCCATTTGTGTTTCAACGCTTTGATATTTTACCTTTTTATTTTCTACACTTCCTAATAACACAGCATCACCTGCGTCTTGTTCCATAATTTCTCTCGAAGATATTTTAAATCCATCATCATAACCTTCATCTACATCATAATCAATTAACCGAATTACATATCCGCTAAATTTATCAACCCATGCATCTCCATCATCACTTATTGTGCCATTTGTTTTAATAATTTCATCCATTTTTTTTGTGTAATTTGAGCTGTCTTTAATAAATTGAGATGCTAATATGTATAAAAAGTTAGGTAAAAGTTTTGTATTCGTTTCAAAACAATAATACCAATGTTCATCTTCACTAGCGACAGGTTCCCTTGTAAAACGCTGGGTAAAACGAACAATATCATATTGTTTTTTAATAAAATCGGTTTGACCTAATATCATATCTCTTAATTTAAAATAGGGTGAATATTTTACTTGGTCTGAAGAAGCAGTTGAATCTTCTAAACTAGCTCCAAGTTTATATTGTTTTTCATTATATTTATACAAGTTTGTACTTTGAATTTCTTTTAATTTTACAACAATGCTAAAGTAATAGTCAAACCGTTGATTTATTTTTATTTTCAAATCTTCTTGTGAAGTTTGATAACTTTTATCAAATTCATCAACAATAGATTTCATTGTTTTTTGCTGTAATTCTTTTTTGTTCAAGTCATAAGATTCACATTGTGCTGCGCCAAATTTTTCTTCAACCTCAATGCAATTATTTTGAAAATTACAAAGTAAATTGTTATTATTTGCATTTGAATTTAACACCTCTTCATTTATTGTTTCATCTAATTCCCAGCGATTATTTATTCTACGATAATAATTATTTTTTTCTCCAATAAAATCATAAATAATTGCAATATTACCATTTACAACTTGTTTAACCCCATTAATAAGAGTATCCGCCATATATTCCGCATCTTTTGGATTATATTTATGTTTGGATTGAAGTTTATCAATTAAAAAATCTTTAAATTCATCTGGGTCCATTTTTATTTGGTCCTTTTCATAATTTTCTAGTAAACTATAAACAGTATCATCATATTTTCTGTCAAAATATATGGTTTTTCCATTGTCAGCATTTAATTCATCAACATTTGAGTATTGTTTTGCGGTAGTAAATGTAATGCATTTATTATTTTCTTTCATGTTTTCAACGCCTATATCTGTAATTTTTTGTTGTCTTTCAATAAAAGACGAAACATCCTGTGATAACAATAAATCTATGTTGTCTAATGAAATAGAATTATAAAAAACATTACCAAAATCAAATTTTGTAATATTAGTAATAGCCTCAGAATTAGTAATTTCAGAATTATTTATATTATAGCAATTATCAAAAACATCATTTTTCAATCTAGAATCAACTAATAAATTCAAAATATTATTATCATTTGGTTTATTTGAAATCGCATCTATTTTTTTTAAAATACTAAATGCCTTGCTTTTTTCAGTAAATTTTTTATTATATTCAGAAACTTTTACATCTAAAAATTTACTAATTTCTTTAAATTGCATATAAGTCAAATCATCTGTATAAATAAGAAAAGGTTCTAAATAACCAACAATATCATAGACTGATAATTTACCATTAATATATTTTTTTATCAAATTAAAAAGAATTCGTGTTTTTGGAATAATAACATTTAAATATTTATCATAAATTTCTTTTTTTTTCATATAACTATAATCTTCTCTAAGCAGTAAATTATATGATTTAATATTATTTACGAAATTATTTTCATCAAATTGTAATTCATTTTCGATATCATCTATAGTAATGCTTTGAACATTAGTTCTCTGTTTTAATAATTGCCAATAATTTAAAAAAAATGTATTTAAATTTGCTTTTTGCATAATGCTTGAGCCGGGTAGATTTATATTTGAAAATCGTATAGTTGGTTCAGGTAATGTCATAATGGATTTTAATTCTAATCTATCAGAATTTCCAATTTTAACACGATGTGCAACCATTTTTGAAGCAGTAAGTTGTGTAGCTTCCAAACGAGATAAAGATGTATTGTATTTTTGAATAACAAATTTTCGGGTTTTTATAGATTCGTTTTGAGCAACAGAAGAGTAAAAATCGCCTAAATTATCTACAATCGCGTTTAATTCGGTAACAACATTGAAGCTATATAAAATATCATTACTTAATTCAGGATTTACTTCTTCAAATGGTGTAAAAAAAGGATTAATATCATTAATAAAATTAGCGTATTTATTTTGTTGAGATTGTAAATTATTTGATTCATAATTTTGTATTGTTTCTTCCATTTTTTGAATGTCATCTGAAGTAATAAAGGGTATAACATCAGGATATTCTGTTTCTTCTTTGGAATTTATGTTATAAACTTTTTTAATATTTTTAACAACTGGGAGTATCCAAAAGAGAAGCATTCTCATTTTAAGTAAATTATTAACAAGTGGTTTCCAATCTGCACCTTTAATTAATGCAGATGTAACATTACCATAATCATCAAATTCCGAAAAGTTCAATCTTAGTTGTTTAAATCTTTCAATCATAATATGAATATTATTTAATACTTTTGCAGTTCGTTGTGAATTTGGTATTTTTGAAAGTAATTCATCTAATAAGTCGTTAGTTTGTGCTTCAATTGTATATCTTTGTTGTGAAGACCCTACATCAACAAATTGGGTAATAGGAGCTAATTCACGGCCAAAATGAACTTCGTCTGCGCGAATAATAATTTCTTTTAATTGATTTTTAACATTTGTAGGTGATATTTTAAATTCTTCGTTATCATCATCAAAAAATGGTTGAAGTTCAGAACCGTATTCATCGAGTGAATCAATATCAGCACTAGCAAGCAGCGCTTCTTTTGATTTTGTTTTTGCCTTTTCTGGAGGTTTTCTTATTTCAATTGTTTCAATGGGTAAATCTAAAGGAATACCTTTGTAGCCGAAATTAATGTAAAGAACATCATTGTCAGGATAAACCGTTATTTCAATCATATCTTCTTCAATGTTTGTAATTTTACCAGTTATTACAACAGGTGTGTCTCCTCCAAAATATACATTTATCCATGTTTCTGGTAATAAATTATTTTGTCTAGCATAACCTTGTGCTTCATTTCTGTATAATAAATCAATACTTGTAATGGTTCCTGCACCGATAATACCTCCAGGATTTATTTTTAATTGAATAGCACTTAATTCGTCTACATTTATAAGTTTAATAATATTTGTATCAATGTAATCAATAATAAATGTATTATTATTTAAAATATCATCTTGAGGGTCTTCAAATTTAATAACATCACCTAACTGTAGTGAAATAACAATATTTTCAGATTCATTTGGAGGAGTAAATGAAATTGAAGTAGAATTTGAAGATGTATTTGAATCTTCTGAAATTTCACCAGATTCTTTTTCTTTATCTTTTTGCAATCCAAATGGGTTTTTTGTTTTTTTTGATGACATTACTTTATAATTATAGTAGAAATTTATATCATTTACGAAAAATCTTTTATTTTGTATTTTATTGTTTTTTATTGTTTTTTATGTTTTTATTAATATATGTGAATGATTTAAAGATATAATAATAAAATAATTATACAATGTTTCCATATATGCAATCCGCAATTTACAAAATAGGTGAAATACCAGGTTTTAAAAGTTTATTAAATGATAATATAGAAAACACAAATACAGAATTAAACACGCTTAAACTTTGTAAAACAAGTGTAGTTACTCGAAATAATCAAAAATACAAAGTAATTCGTTACGATAAAACTTTTTTATCTGTTGATTTAATACCTCAAAATGGACTACTTCGTTCAGTAATAATAAATGGAAATAATAAAATGGTTAGTTTTGCACCACCTAAATCATATTCATTTGAAAGTTTTATATTAAATAATCCATATAAAACAGAATTTATTGAAGCGCAAGAATTTGTGGAAGGAACAATGATAAATATTTTTTGGGATTCAACAGCTGGATTATCTGGTGCTTGGGAATTAGCTACTAGAAATAGTGTAGGAGGTGAAGTTTCATTTTATAAAAAAGAAAACTCAATAACATTTCGAGTGATGTTTTTGGAAGCTGCTGAAAAAAACAATTTTGAATTGAATATGTTGAATCCGAATTATTGTTATAGTTTTGTATTACAGCATCCGGAAAATAGAATTGTAGTTCCTTTTTATGAGCCTAAATTATTTTTAGTTGAAGTTTTTGAAATATGTCATACAGAAGGTGGTATTGTAAATGTGCATTCTCTAGATATGACCTACATAAAAAATTTAGATATGTGGTCTCAAACAACTATTCGTTTCCCTGAAATATACAATGATTGGGAAAATTATGATGAGTTGAAAAATCGTTTTGCGAGTTTAAATACACCTTATGAAATATTAGGGGTTGTTGTGCGCAATAAGCAAACAGGTATTAGAACAAAAATTAGAAATCCAACATATGAAACGGTTCGTCAATTAAGAGGAAATCAACCGAAATTACAATTTCAGTATTTGTTTTTAAGAAAAAGCGGAAGTGTTGGTGAATTTTTAAAATATTATCCAGAGCATAAAAAAGACTTTGCTTTTTTTAGAAAGGGGTTGCATGATTTTACAAATAATTTATTTCAAAATTATATTTCTTGTTATATCAAAAAAGAAAAACCATTAATAGAATACCCAATTAATTATAGGACACATATGTTTAATTTGCATAAAAAGTATATTGATGAATTAAACCCGGTTAAATTATATGTAACAAATCGTGTTGTGATGAGTTATGTAAATGAGTTACCAAATACACTTCAAATGTTTTCAATAAATTACAGTATGCGAAAAAGAAATTTAGATTTTTGTAAAGAAAACCAAAACTAAGAATAAGAATAAGAATAATAAAATTAAAATTTATCAGAAATTTTTCTAAACACAATGTTTGCATCAGTAATGCATAATTTTAAATGTTGTTTTACAATATTTTTATCTGTTAATTCTTTATAAGCAACTCGTATTATGCTGAAAGTATCATGTGGATGCATTTTTTTAAAACCGCAAAATGATAATATTTTTAAATCTTCGAAAAATTTAAAATGTAAAATAAATTCTAAAACTTTTCCAATAGTGTAATCCTCATTTTCAAGTATAATATCAAATGAAAATGGGATTGTGCTTTGAGATGGATTAATTTGTAATTCATCTTTATCAATAAGTAAATCTATATCAGTTAATTTTTTTATTAAAATTTCACAAGCTTTATGAACAATTTCATTATTCTTAAAAACACCAACTGATTCAATAATAAAATCAAAACTATCTTTTTTAACTATTCTTTGTCCCTCTAATAATTTCCAATTTTTACTTTCAAATTCAATGCTTTCTTTATTTAATCCTTGTTCTTTCCAATTTTTTATTTTTTTACCCAATTCCACTTTTAAATTATCATCATCAACAGTATAACCATATGCGCATGTGGAAACACAGTTATACATAGCATTTTCTTTAGCAGTACCAATTGAAAATTCACAAGTAAAGTGTAATTTTTCACCAGGTATTTCATCAGAAATTTTTGGCCGCAAACGAGCAAAATCAATATAATATCCAAAATCATCAGGTGGAAAAATTTCTTTATTATCTTTTTCACTTAAAAATGTATTTATTGTTAAATTTTTAATTTTAAAATCCTCTGTGGTTACAAAAATGATAGAATCTGTTAGATTTTCAACATTTACTTCTAATATATAATTTTGAAGAGGAATTTCTAAATCAGTAATATGAATTGGGACGCAACTAAGCCGTTGTTTTAAAATTTCATTATTAAGGCGAGTAGTGTTGATTAAGAAATTGGCTTTATTTTCTTCATAAGGGGTAGTTTTAAATACAACGGTAGGAATATTAGATAAAATAGTTCGGCGAACAGCGTTAGCAAAACTTACATTTACACCGTCTAATGTAAAAGTAAGAATATCATTATCATTTTGAACATTTTGAATATGTGGATTCATATTATTTATATTAATTAAATATTAAATATTTAATATTGTTTGAATCAATTTTTAATAATTTAATAAATTAATTATTAAAAATATGTAAAATATGTTAAAAAATATGTAAAATATAAATGAGTTAAAAAAACATTCGAATTAGCTAAGTATAATTCAATGAGTTCAATATTATATTATTCGAATTTTTGTGAACATTCAAAAAAATTATTGCAAATGTTATCAAAAACACAAGTAAATAAAGATGTTCATTTTATGTGTATAGATAAAAGAGTAAAAGAAAAAGACGGCAAAATTTATATTATTTTAGAAAATGGTCAAAAAATAGTAATGCCTGAAAATGTAACGAAAGTACCGGCTTTACTTTTATTAAATAAAAATTACAATGTTTTATATGGTGATAATATTTATGATTTTTTTAAACCAAAACAAGAAATAGTTACGAGAGAAGCAACAAGTAATAACATGGAACCAATGGCTTTTTCTTTAAAAGATTTTGGAGGGGCTATTTTTGGTGGAGTTGTTTCAGATAATTTTAGTTTTCTTGACCAAGGTGCAGAAGATTTAAATGCAAAAGGTAACGGTGGATTAAGGCAAATGCATAGTTATTTTGGGTTGAATCAATCTGATAATATAGAAACCCCAAACGATGAGTATGATTATAAGCAAAATAAAAATTCAAATAATTTAACTCTAGAACAATTACAACAAAAAAGAGAACAAGAATTAAATACAATAACTCAGAAAAAATAAATATTTAAAACTGAAAAAACTTAAAAAAAGCATAATATAAATTGTATGTCAAATCCTTCTACAATTTTAACAGCGTTTAATAATCATTTTATAGAGTTTTTAGATGATATAATATCGGTTTTTCCAAATGATAGTGATATTTTAGCATCAAAAAATAGTGTTTTATTAATCAAAAAAATGAATCCAAAATTAATTATCCAAATATGGAATAATCATCTTGTAGAAAAATATAAATCATCCATAGAAGCAGGTGATATTAATTTTTTTATAAATAAAGATTATGCTGAGGATTTAGCGAATGCAGAAAACTCTTCAAAAGTGTTAAAGGTAATTGATAGATTAAGAAATCCTATTAAAATGATGAATAAAGAAGACCAAGCAAAAACAATGAAATATATTCAAAATTTAACAAAATTATCGACATTATATGTTTCATTTTAGTAATTACACATTAAAAATATATGTAAATGCAAATTTTATATAAAATAAAATAAGTTTTTATAATTATTTAAATAGTTTAATTTAAAAAGTTTTTATTATAAGAAAATATAATATGTCTATAGAAAAACTTCCAGAGGAATTTCAAAAAATAATTAAAGATTTTATTTCGGATATTTTAATTACATTTCCAGAATATGAACCAATAGTGATGAAATGGTGGGATAAAAATTTTTCAGAATTATCTAGTGAAAAGCAAGATGATAAAATGAAATTTATATTTAATTACTGTTTAAAAATTTATCCTGAGAGATTTTTTGATATTTTATACCAAAATAATGATATATTTTTAGATTCCTCATCATCAAATACGGATTTTTTACCTGGTATAAGTTTTAAATATTTATGGAAATGTGAAATAAGTGATAAAACAAGGGATACAATATGGAAATATTTGCAATTGATTTTATTGACATTAGTTGGTTCAATGAAAAATAAAGAAGAGTTTGGTGATGCAGCAAAATTATTTGAGAATATTAATGAAGATGATTTTAAAAAAAAAATGGAGGAAACATTGGAAAATATGCAAAATATATTTGAAAATATGAAAACAAATAATTCAGAAGGTGAAAATAGCGAAGAAAAAAGCGAAATAAATATGGATAATTTACCGAATGCAGATGAAATACATGAACATATTAGTAGTATATTGGGCGGTAAATTAGGTGAATTAGCGAAAGAAATAGCAGAGGAAACAGCACATGAATTAAATATGGATATGGATAATGTTACTGATGCGAAAGGTGTGTTTCAAAATTTATTTAAAAATCCTGGAAAATTAATGGGATTAGTAAAAAATGTAGGAAACAAACTAGATGAGAGAATCAAATCAGGTGATATAAAAGAGAGTGAGTTATATTCAGAGGCAACAGATATAATGAATAAAATGAAAAATATGCCAGGAATGGAAAATATACAAGATTTTTTAAAACAAATGGGTTTAAATGGAGATATACCGAATATGGGAAAAAACACAAAAGTAGATGTGAATGCTACACAAGAAAAAATTAATAGATTAGAGAAGAGTGCAAAGTTAAAAGAAAATTTGAAAAAAAAGGCAGAAATGAAACATGCTCAAAAATTAGCAGAACAATTTGCGGAGAAGGCTGCAATGGAAGCTAGGTTAGAACAACAAAAAAACGCATTGAGTGAAGAAGAATTAATAGCATATATGAATAAAGATACAAAAAAAACTAATAATAATTCAGAAAAAAGGACAAAGGAAAGGGTAAAAAAGGACAAAAGAAAGGGTAAATAATTTTATTTTTGTTGGCGTTAAAATATTTTTATAATTATTATATATGAAACAAAAATATTATTATTTATTTACAATAATTATTGTAATTATTGTTTTAGCAGTTTTATATTATTATTTTATTGGTAATAATCAAAGTAGCATGTTTGATTTAAATTCGAATAATTTAGATAACTCAAATTATAAATGGATAACGCAGGGCACTTGTGCTTCAAATAAAATGCAAGATTTAACAAAAACAGATTGTTCAAGTTATTTACAAAGTTCAAATTATAATGTAACTGGTGCTGACCATGGTCCTCCTGGTTGTTGGTTAGTTTTAGGAAATTCGTTGAATGGTGTATTAAGAGACAATCCTCAATTCGCTGGAAAAGGTTTTGCTTGCTGGTCGGATGTACAGACAGATGGAAAACAATGTTCTCCAGATTTTCCGTGTATATGTAAATAAAAGTGTAAATAAAAGTGTAAATAAAATATTAGTATTTAATTTAAGAAAATTAATGTTAAATTAAATGTAAAAAGTAAAAGGTTGCAAATAAGTTTATGTAAAAAAATAAGTAAAACTATATATATAATGACAACAGCAATTCCATTTTGGTCTAATGATTTAACAATTTTAATGAATAAAAATAATATTTTAGAGTTATGGCCTAATCCAAAAATGAATTTTGAGCAAAAGTTAAATGCCATTAGTAGATTGGTAATCATTTTAACAATTTTAGGATTTATATTTACAATGTCAGTAAAAATAATATTTATAGGAATTATTACTCTGTTTGTAATTTTTTTATTATACAATTATCGAAACAATAAAGTAACAAAAGAAATGTTTCAAAATGAAAATAATAATGCTCCGGATTCAAATAAACAAGATAATAAAAATAATCTGAAAAAAATGACTAAAGAAGCAGTTAATAATATGTCATCAAAAAATGAAAAAATAATAAATCCTCAAACATTAGAAGAATTAATTAAGAGTGATTTTCAAGAAAATACAAAAATAAATCCGTTTTCAAATGTTTTGCTAACTGATATTGCAGATAATCCGAATAGAAAAGCAGCACCTCCTGCTTTTAATCCTGAAATTTATGAAGATATTACAAATTCAACAAAAAAAATGGTTCAAAAATTAAACCCTGAAATTAAAAATACAAACAAACAATTATTTGGAGATTTAGGAGAAAAATTTTATTTAGACCAATCTAATCGTATTTTTTATTCTACAGCTAACACGAGAGTAACTAACGACCAAACCGCCTTTGCAAATTATTTGTATGGTCTCATGCCTAGTTCCAAAGAAGCTAATGTCTTGGGTGCAGTTGAGCGTGTTAAGGATTCTTATAGATATACACTATATTAAATTAGATTAAATTGCATTTTTTATTTTTTATTTTTTATTATTAAAAAAAAATAGTATATAATATAAATGGCATTTGTTACTGATTTTACATTTGATAATATGAGCCGTATAGGTTCTGATATTTGTTACCAAGACCAAGAAACAATTCAAAACATTCAGGCATGTAATTACACTTTGCAAAATTATTTTGCAGATGACTGTTCAATGATAAAACCTATTAGTTTAGCAACTAGTCAACCTGGTGTAATGTATAATGGTCCAAGTTGTGTTGGTTCTGGAGGTTGTGTAGTAGATACATCTTCAAAATTATTATTAGGTTCGCTTGTAACACACCCTAGATGTAAAATAGATTTATTTCAGAGGCCTTTTGTGACTGTTCCATTTTTAGGTCGTGGTTCAGTTAACCCAATTTTAGAATCACAAATTCAACAAGGCGAATTGCTAACAAATAAACGCAGTATTACAAATCTTCCTGAAAAATGCTACATGAAGTATACATCAACACCATTATTATCTGACATTAAAGACCGAGTTACAAATCCAGCTTATTGTGTTGAAGGTGTTGCATCTGAAGGATGGATAAGAGGAGGCATTCCTTCGCGTGAATTAACGCGCGACCGTGAATCAATGAAACATAACAATGACCAGTATATGTAATACTTTACTAATATATAGATATTATTTGACATTAAAATAATATTTATTGTAAAACAATTTAAAGAAAAAAAAACAGCTTTTATTATATGTATAATTCAACATTTATTTGCACATACAATTATTATGATATTTCGATAGCAATAATGAACCCGCTTTCAAAAAAATTACTCGAAGACATACCTAATTTGCATGATGAATCAAAAGAAGAACTATTAGAAATGGCACACATGTTGTATCAAAACGAATTATTGTCGGCTTTTAATCTAACAAGTTTTGATGAAAAAGTAATAAATATTAAAATTAATGAATTATTTGAGGTGGTTTTTAAAAATAAAAATGAAAATAACAACATTTTACAATTGGAAGAAATTATTAAATCTTTAACAAAAAAAATGTTAGTTGAAGATTTAGAGACTGGATTTATAATGCTATTTTCATATAGTTATTTTCATTTAACGCATTTATGTTTATGTGAATATTTTAATATTGGTAAAATTAGTCAAGAAAAGATAAATGCACTCAAAAATTGTTTATGAGCAAAAATAAAAAAATGAACAAATTATAATATAATTATATTATAACTATAATATAATGGCTTCTACACGAAATAAAAATACGCAAGGTAATTATGTTTTAGAACAAAAACAGTATATGCAAAATGCACAATATAATTTATATAAAAATTCACAATATGGTGAAGCATATGACACAAAACTACCAGGTAATGGATTATTACCAGGACAACTACCATTGAATAAATTATCTCATAATCCTATTCAAATAGAATCTTTTTTATTTGGTATTAATTCTACAAATTTAGTTAATCCTGAACCAGTTCTTGTTCCAGAATTAAAATGTTTAGAAACAGCGAATATTTATAGAAAACAAGCTACTATAATGCCTGCACCATTAGTAATTGAAAGAAACCGACCTTTCCCTTGTCCATAAACAAAAATCTTTAAATTAACTTTAAACATTTTTAACTATTCTTAATTAGTTTTTATCAGAATACTTTTTGTAATTCGTATGAAGAAAATAAAAACCATTGTTTTTTGCATCTTCAAAATTTGAATATTTTTCACTTATTTTTAATTTATCTAATTCAGGTATTTTGTATAATAATTTTTTGTTTTCGATTTTATTAAATAATGATGTTAATACAATCTCTTCAGGAAATATAGATAAAAAAGGTAAGCCAAGTTCAACCATATCATAATAATCAGCAATTATTTTTTGTATATTTTCATGTTTTGTATTTAGTCCAAATACAATAGTTTCTATATATTCGGCAGTATGAATATCATTATTATTAGTTGAATTAAGTATATCAATAGTTTGCGTAAAGCACATTGCGTCATAATTGTTATTACCTGATGGTATTGTTTTAATTATGGTTTCTTGTGTGTCTAATATGTCAAATAATCTTTGAGGATTGTTTGTAGCATAACATCCTGAATCTATCCAAATAACTTTTTCAAATCCTCTTTTTTTTGCTTCAAGAAACATAAATATTTTAAAACAATAAGGCACACCTGCATATTTCATTTCAGTACCTGTTGGATTTGGAAATCCTCCATTAAATAAATATAAGTATCCGTTGAACCCTACATCTTTTAATGATTTGATAATATTTTGTGACGCAATATACCTACTTTGCCCTTCATTAACATGATTTTCAAATTCATTTAAATCATGTGAAAATGGTGTACAACAAATTATGCAACTATTATTGTCTCCACCATCTCCAAATTTATACAAATTTTTTACAGGCAATCTACCGGTTTCAACATCTACAAATTTTTGTTTTAATGATTTTGTGCAACGATATTTAAAATCCCACAATTGATAAAAATTATTTTTTGGAGGATAATAATCTGAAATAATATTATTAATAATTTCAACCTTATAATTCATTTGGTCTTGTATATCTAAGTATTCTTGTAAGTTGTATTCGTTTTTATCTTCAATATCTTCTAACAAAAAAGGGTTTTCCATTTATATTAGTAATTAATAACTAATAATTAGTTATATATTTAAACTGTTTAAAAATTAAAATAATTATGGTATATATTTAATTTTTTATGTGTATTTAACAATAGAATCAATGTATTTTTTATCATAAATTGCGAGCTTGGTAGTTCTGTCCCAAGTGCTATACGGAATAATTACTCTGTCATCTTCAACAATTAAACCAATTGAATACTCAATGCATTCGCCCTCAAATTTAAATGGCGCAGAATACCTCAATAATTTCATTGATTTATCAAAAACAACAAGCGCATGATAATAATGTCTAGGCTGCTCATATGATACTATGTGTGTTGTAAACCACAATTCATCTTTATATTCAGCAGCACTTGATGAACCACGCATTTGCTTGAAAAATCTAGGCATATTTTCTATTTTACTAACTAATTCTAAATTATTGGTTGCAGTATTTATTTTACATATTTGCAATGGAGACCATCCATAAATAACATGCAATTCATCATTTAAATTTACATAAACCCAATTTTTTTCACATTCTGAATTTGTAAAATTTGGTTTTAATTCAACCGATTCCATATAATTTTTATTTTTATCGTAATTTCCAGAGCAAACACCAATATTACCATTTTTCAATAATCCAGTTCCCATAAATACAAGATTATCTTTATTTTTATAAATACGCACATCTTCAATACCTATAAATCTTCTATTATCAAAAACTGAATCTATTAATTTTTCATTAATTATTTTAAAATCTTTTGATAATTCAACATATTTATTAACCGTAACAATAAAATCTTCACATTCACTATAATAACCATTCGGCTTTATATAATAATTAACATATCTCATATTCATTAAATAACCATTATTATAAGGTATAATACTAGTAGATGATGAATTCATATTTCTCTTTTTATTCGCTATATCATGTTCAAAAGAGCTAGAGTAATTAATTACAGCTAAAGGCTTTAAAATATCCTTGTAAAATTTCATATTTGATAATGTATTATTAATAGTGCCTTGTGCATTACAATGATTAAAAATAGTAACTGCCTGGTCATTAATATTAGAAATACCAATATAACAAGATAATATAGACAACTCATATTCTAATTTGTATGTATAAACATCATTACTTAAAAATAAATATGTGTCCTTATCAGTAGCTTTTAATAATGATTCTTTAGCCATTTTATAAAAAGCATGTGCTACTTTACATTTACCAACAATTCGATAATGTTGAATAATCTCATATAAATTTTCAATACGATTTGGAAAATAATTGTAACCTTCTAACCAAGTAAAAATTGCTTGCTCCATTTTACCCATATTTTTATATGCTAATCCTATTTTGTAGTAACTAAACCATACTTCTTGAACCCAACCGCCTAATTTTATTCGTTTATTATAATTTTCTATAGCATCATCATATTTACCTATATCAAAATAGGTATTTGCTAAGTAAAAATGATACCTATCACTATTTGGATTGTCCTCAATACCTTTCTTTAGCAAACGAATGTCTCTTTCAGATTTATCTGATTTAGCGCCACCATCACCTACATCATTAATAAATAATATATTTTTTTCAATATTAAAACTGGTATTTGTCGAAGGTGTAGAAATATATTCGTGAGTTACACCAATGTATAAATATAATGAATTATTTCTTACTATTCGCATATTATTATAGTAAAAATTTTCATTTCCTTGTAATATCAAAAATGAATCATAGTTTTTTAATATTTTTTTATTAAAAGCTGGTTTAATCTCTAAAATCATATCAGCATCTAGTAATAAAACATAATCAGACATTCCGAAACAGCTTTGTAGAGCAAAATTACGATTATGTGCAAAATCAACAAATGGTTCCTCTACAATTTTTCCAGGTATGCCTTTGCTTTCAAAATATTCTGAAATCAATTCCTTTGTATTATCGGTTGAACCTGTATCACAAATGCAATAACAATCAATAATTGGTAACACTGAATCAAACAACCTTGTAATAATTTTACCTTCATTTTTCACAATCATATTTAAGCATAAAGTTGGTGCAGAATCTATTTCTGAAATAACAATATCCATTTTAATTAAATAATAATATTGTTTTAAGTGATTATTAATTAAAATTATATTATTTAAATAATATAAAAAATGGCAGAAACTAGATTTAACAGTGACCCTTGCAGAATTTCGAAAAAATTACAGCAAATGACCGACCAAGGTAGATATATATTAAATATGCCGGGAAATGGTGAGCACCCTGCATATGTCGCAGACCCCCAAATCATTATTCAAAAATGGGGGGGTAATTTAAGAACAAATTCTGTTAATTTAGAAAGCGAATTACTCGGTGTTAACAGACCATTAAATAAAGATTGTTTAGGAAAAGATGAGTATTACAAGTATGATTTTAAATCACGACCTATACAATATCCAGTTTGCACAGTTTTGACTACAGAACAATCAAGAGCAATTATGCCTGCTTGGACAGCTCGTGATTTAGAACAAGTAAATTGGTATTATCCTCAATTAAATCCACAAGAAAACACTTGTTTGCCTTTTCAAAATAATTTAAATACGCGAATTTTAGAAAAAGATTACTTTGTATCAAAAATTCCGTGTAATTTATCAAATGATTATTCACCTTTACCTACAAATTTTACAAAAGGAGGTTTTAATACTTGCGCTCAAACATTATCATGTTCAAAAATATAAAATATAAAAATATAATACTTTATATATATTATCAATGGAAGCAATTATACCAATGATAGCATTAGCAGGAATGTATGTAATATCAAATCAAACACAAACCAATAATTCAGCTGCACAAAAATATAGATTAGAAAATGGATTAAAAAGAATACAACAAGAAGAATTTGTTAATATGGGTGTTAATAAGGTAAATAAAGATAGTTTAAGCTATAAAAAATTACCAAATATTGATGTACCACCTAATAATTATCCTGTTACAGATTTACAAAATTTACTTGATACTGAAGAAAGATATCCTAATCCAAATGCAGCAACTGATAAGTATTTTGACCAAAATTATTACGAACAACAAGTAAATTCAGGAAAAAAAGTGGATAATACTATTCAAGAAATTTATTCTTTAACTGGTAATTATTTAGATAGCAAAGAATTTAAACACAATAACATGGTTCCGTTTTACGGTGGAAAATTCAAGGGACAAGTTTATGGTGTTAATATGGCTGAAACAATTTTAGATAATGCTGTAGGGTCAGGTTCACAAGTTATAAAAAAAATAGAGCAAGCACCATTATTTAAACCACAGATAAACATGCAATGGGCAAATGGTGCTCCTAATATGAGTGATTTTTATCAGTCAAGAGTAAATCCAGGTATGAAAAATAGTAATGTAAAACCATTTGAATCAGAATATGTTGGACCTGGTTTAGATAAAGGATATACGACACAAGGTAGTAATGGTTACAATTCTGGAATGGAAGCGAGAGATGCTTGGTTACCAAAAACAGTTGATGAATTGCGTGTTGCTACAAATCCAAAACTAGAATATTCTTTGGAAAATCATCAAGGACCATCTAATGCTTATGTCAAAAATTTAGGAATTTTAGGAAAGGTTGAAAAATATCACCCTGATACATTTTTTGTAAATAGCCAGGACCGTTGGTTAACTACAACCGGACAAGAAAAAGGTCAAGCATTGCGACCAATTCAAGAAATTCATACAACTACTAGAAATGCTACTACACAGTCATATGCTGGTGTTGCAGGTGGAGATAAAAATGCTAGTTAGGTACCTAGTAGTTATACAATACCTAAAAGAGCTGAATTGGGTGTTTTGGATGTTACAGCATCAGCAGCAATGGGTCGTGGTCCAAGTAATGACGGTGATAATTTTATTAAAAGTCATACAAATTATGAAAACAATCGCTCAACTGTAAGACAACCTGATACTTATAGAAGTTCTTTTAATGGTGCGATTGGTGCGGTAATTGCTCCTATTATGGATATGTTTAAACCTACTCGAAAAGAAGAATATAGTGATAATATTCGAATATATGGTGATGCTGTATCTATTGTTAAGCAAAATTATACACTAAGTCCTGGTGATGTTCCTGCAACAACAACGAAAGAAACAACATTATATAGTCCAGACTCTTATATTGGTAACCAATCTAGCGTTGGATATGTTTTACATAATCAACAAGCAATAGCAAATCAACGGGATACTACCTCGTGTGGATATATAGGAAATGTAGGAGGTGAAGGAGCCGCACGACAAGGACGGGTTATAGTGGATGCTGCATACCGTCAAAACAATAATGATAGATTAGAGCCAATGCAAGTTAGTTATACTCCACAAGGAAATACACAAATATATAATCAACAAATGAATGTGAATATATCTAAAATAGATACAGATAGAGATAATCCAAGAATGTGGGTTCCTAATGCTTCAACCGTTTCACAATTACCTGCTGGTAAAGAGCAATATGGTGAAATGAGAGGAAAACAGAATTATGATGAATATAAAATAGGGGTGGGACGCATTGAACCTAATATATTAGACCAATTTAGAGCAAATCCTTACACTCAATCTTTACATTCATGGGTTAACTTTTAATTTCACAATAAAACAATAAAAAATATAATTTAAAAATTTGTTTATATATTTAAATTATGTTGTCAAAATCACAATTTATATATCCAAAATGTTTTCACTCATTGAAATTATGGTTAGAAAAATCAAAAAAAAAAATGGAAATATACAATAAAATTAACCCACAGTTGTTTGATGTTACATTAAGGGATGGACTACAAACTGTTTCAAAAGATTTATCGCATATTTGGACAACTCAAGAGAAAAAAAATATGTATTATAAAATTTTATTTAATCACAAACCTCAAAAATGTGAAATTGGTTCATTAACTAACCCAAAAATATTACCAATATTTAATGATTCATTAGAATTATTAAAAGAATTAAACCAAAATTTAATTATAGATTTGAATAATCCTAAAAATAATAAATACATATTAATTCCCAATTTTAAAATGTTTAAAAAAGCATTAGAAGCTGATGTAAATAATTTTTCATTTATTACATCAGTTTCTAATGAATTTCAAAAAAAAAATACAAATATGACAATTCACGAAACCAAAGAGGGAATACATGATATGATAAATTTATTAAGCACTAAAGATTCTATAAACACAAAAGATTCTATAATTTTAAAAAATTATAATATAAAATTGTATATTTCGTGCATAAGTGAATGTCCATTAATGGGACAAATAGATATTAATTTTATTATTAGTGAAATATTATATTATAACAATTTTGATACAATAAATGAATTATGTTTATCAGATACATGTGGAACATTAAAATTTGACGATTTTAAATATATAATTGAAAGGTGCATTCATTTTGGATTACCTTTAATTAAATTATCATTACATTTACATTGTTCTGATGAAAATATGGAAAATACTAAAAAAATTTTGAATTATTCATTAGATAAAAAAATAAATAAATTTGATGTTTCAATGTTAAATAGCGGTGGTTGTACAGTAACAATGTCTAATGAAAAATGTAATAATAATTTGTCTTATGATACTTTTTATAAAATATTAGTAGATTATATTGAAAATAATGTTGATAAATAATAAAAATAAAATAGGTTAATTTTGATATTAAAAAATCAACAATTAATATAATAAAAATAATATGACCTTATTAAATATACATTCAAATATAATCGACAAATTAAATTATTTTCACAAAATGCATAAAATTCCAAACATAATTTTTCATGGTTCATCAGGATGTGGTAAAAGATTTATTGTAAATAATTTTATAAATATGATTTATAAAAATGATAAAGAAATGATAAAAAATTATGTAATGTATGTTAATTGTGCTCATGGTAAAGGCATTAAATTTATTAGAGATGAATTAAAATTCTTTGCAAAAACAAATATTCACTCAAATGGTGGTGATATATTTAAAAGCATAGTATTATTAAATGCAGATAAATTAACTATAGATGCACAATCTGCTCTTAGAAGATGCATTGAATTATTTAGTCATACTACAAGATTTTTTATTATTGTAGAAGATAAATATAAATTATTAAAACCTATTTTATCACGATTTTGTGAAATATATATACCAGAGCCTGAATACAACGGTGTAAATATTAATTTACATAAATATAATTTAAATGAGACATTTAATTTAAAAGATATAAATGCAAAAAGAATGGAATGGTTAAAAAAAGAATTACAAAAAAATTTTTTAAAAAATAATAAAGATTTTAAAAATTATGATTTAATTGTTATTTCTGAAAAAATATACGAAAAAGGATATAGTGGTTTAGATATTATTCAATTGTTAGAGACCAATTATCAGTTTTTTAAATTAACGGTTGAAAAAAAGAATGAACTGTTATTCACATTTAACAAAGTAAAAAAAGAATTTAAAAATGAGAAATTATTAATTATGTTTATGTTGAATTTTTTATTTATAAGTTTAGATTTTAATTTAGAAAATATTAGCTTCATATAAATGGATGATTTTAATGTTTCTAGTTTGCATGAATCCAAAAATGAATGGGGGACGAGATTATTATCAATATTAACACCTTTAATAATTGAAGGATTAAAATCGATATTTGACGAAGCAAGAGAATTATGCAAAACAAATAATGAAATGGATAAATATCTAATGACATTTCAAAATTTTATTACTCGCATTCCAAAATGGAACCCATCAATTATAGAAATGGAAAAGCAAAGAATTATAGAAAAAAGTGGTTGTGGATATTTAGAAGATTTAGTAACTTGTGTTCATATTATTCAATTGAAATTACTCACTGCTATTCGAGTAGGCCAAAAACAAAAAAAAATAGATATTAACATACCAAAAATAGAAAATTTCATACATAAAATTTATATTAATGTTGCTAGAAAAATTTATAAAAATGTATATTTATTTGAATTATATATTCCCCCACTACAGATTCAAAAGAATCATCGTGAATTAGAAATAATTATTCAAGAATGTGTTTTGAATACTATTAGAGAAAGTATACCAGTAGAATCAATATTGCGTGCTTATATGGATGAAACGATAGAAGAAGATGTAATAGAAGAGATTAAAGAAGAAATAATTGAAAATACGAAAGAAACAAAAAATAAAGAGGAAAAACTTCCTCCTTATATAATTTCGGAGCAAAATAAGAATGACGGTTCAGGTAATGTAAATAAGAGTTTAGAATCTAATGGTTTAGAATTAAATGGTTTAGAATTAAATGGTTTAGAATCTAATGGTTTAGAATTAAATAATAATAATGAGATTGATTTTCCGGATTTATCAGAAGATAATGGTAAAATTACATTTAGCAATATGAATAGTGTTAGGGATTCTGATAATAATGATGAATTTGTAAATGCATCAAATCCAATTAGTCATTTTAATTCTGATGAAAATATCAACTATAACTCTGATGATGATAGTGATAGTGGTTTTGGAAATATTAAATTAAACATTTTAGAACAACCTGTTAATTTAGAAAATTTTGATGTTCATGTTTTAGACCAGCCTGAATTAAGCTTAAATGATAATTTATTATTAGACGATATTGAAATATTAGCTTAAATTTTTATATTTTATAGAATGTTTAGCAATAAAAAATAAAAATATGCGTAAAAAAAAATTTTAGATATTAATAATCTAAATTAAATGCAAAATATTTTTCTAGTAGCAGGAGTGATATCTGTCATTTTTTTTATAGTTAAATTCATTGAAATGCGATTTATAGATAAGGAAAGCAAACCATTAAAATTTTTAATTCGTGACACACTTGTAGTATATTTTAGTGTTATTGTAGGAAATTTTATTATAGAACAATTAAAGCCAGTCATTCAAGAAGGAGGGGGAACAGGTGTATCTAATCCGGTAGTTTTTACAGATAATCCAGGTTTTTAGTTTTTAATCTTCCTCATCAGATTCATGATAATACCCATCATTATGAGCATCGAGATAACAATCATACTCGTAATAACCATCGTTATAATCGTCACTAACATAACCATCAACCATTAATGACGCTTCATATGGCTCCATTCTTTCGTGTTTTTTATCAATGTCTGTTTCATAACCATATTCAAATACAATGCCCCTACCCCAAATTACCATTGTTTTCATAGCTAAATCGCCATTTGATTTGTGAAAATAAATAACAGGTTGATATTCAACTGAAGGCTTAATATACGCAGATGTTTTATCGTTGAAAGGATATTCGCAAATTTGATGCCGAAATTCGTTAAACATGGGATGTATTTGCCCCTTTATAGAAGCATAAGCTCGATAAAATTCAAGACCACAACAATCCTCATCGTCGAAATCTTCAACTGTTTCTACAAATGCACAATCATAACCACCTTCACCATCTTCAAAATAATAATAAACATATTGTATGTCTTTTTCTGGTAGTCTTTCTCTTCCCTTTCCAGTGTCATAAATTCTTTTTTTTGGTAACATGTGCTTGATACCCCATCGTAATTCCCCTACAAATTTGTCAACAACCTCTACAGCTCGTTCACTGTCATAACCCATCAAATTTCTAGTTTCAGGTAACGCAGGAGATATGAAGAACAATGAAACTTGCGGTTTATTATCAAGTGATAACTTATGCCTAATGCAATTGCGTAAATTATTAAATATTTTATTTTTAACATCAATTTTTCCAATAACGCGCTTCTCACTCACTCCCACTACCTCAACTTGTCCATGTCTCTGACCCTGACCGAATTGTGTTTCTTGCATTTGTTGCATATTACTGACGGATATCTTGAATAAATTATAAAATTGGTTAAGTATTTTAAAATAGGCTTGTTGGGTATTTGTGAATTGAAATAGTTTTCAAAAAATAAAACTACTTCAATTTTTTTTTAAATTAAATAATTAAATACTTAAAACAAAATTTTTACCTACCTGTCCATACTTTAATCAAAGGTTTATTTGATTTTTTATATTTTTGCATATCTTCACAATAATTCTTCCATGAGTAACCCCATTGACAATATGAAGTGATGTTTCCCATTAATGATTTTATTTTAATTAAATCAGGAAATTCATTAAAAAAAATTACTCCAAATATTCTCTCTAAACAACATCTATCATTCCTATTTTTAACTGCATTTAATAAATTAAATAAATTATATTTGTTTTGTATTTTAACTAAAAAGTTATAATTTATATAACTTTGCAATCCAAAACATCCACACCATTCACTATTTGTATTATTTAATGAAAGTATTTCATATTTATTACTATTGTATAACTTTCTTTGAATTAAATAATTATTTTTTAAAAAACTAGATAATTTAATGCTGTTTGTGACATTTTCTAATTTCTCTTCAGTAAAATGCCATAATGGTAAAATAGGTGCCAATATTTTTGTAAATTTTATTTTTTTATGAAAAAAAACACTATCGTGAATGATTACTGCATTATCAAAAAAATGGTTTTTATAAAAATAATAATAAGGCAATAATTCTCCTCTACCAATAAATTCAGATTGTATATATTGAATGTTTTTATATTCAAAATCTTCTTTCAAAAATTCTTTATTACTATTATCATCAATTACAATAATTTTATATTTTTCTGGCGAATAAAATCTTCTAATACATTGAATACAATGGTTCCAATACTTATTTGTAGTTTCTGAATTTACATGCCGCGTAATAATAAATCCATATGACATTTTTATATACAATTATTTTATATTTTATAAATTATTCGCTAAAATTGGCATGTCATCTATATTTATTATTTTGTCTTTCAAGCTTGTATTTATATCTTTGTTTTGAATTAAAAAATATTTAAATTCTTTTCTTTCTAACTGCATTTGTGGTGTATGATTATGAACGCACCTGGCTATCATTTTATATAATTTAAAATCGGGATACCTTTCCATTCCGTTATTTTTATATAATATATTAATTCCATTATCATCAAGACACCATTCATAAATTAATCGCACTACAGGAGTGCATTTCTTTAAATCGCTAATTTCATCTAAATCATCAATAACATAATCAAAAATAGAGCACGCTAAACGACACAAATCAAAACTATAATTTGGTTCTAAACGAGGTTTTTTATCATTAAAATAAGGTTCAGTATTGTATTGAGTTGCTGCATCAGCTCCTGGCTGAAAACTATCACTACAAAATAATTTTCCATTAAATTTATAAATACTTCTTCCAAAATCAATAATTTTAAATAATCTTCCAAATGTGGGAACCTTGTAATATTTCTTATTAAAACAATAATAAATATGTTTTTTATCTGTTTTGTTAAACATAATATTATTTGTATGTAAATCATTATGTGTAAATGAAAAACATTTTTGATAAGTAATTAAAATCATAATAATTTGCATAAATGCCGAAAACCATTCTTCTTGAGTCAAATCTTCATTTGCGATTAAATCATCAAATGTATTATTACAATATTCCATGCAAATTACATTAACTGGGAATTTTGAAATAGTTGCTTCAATAACTGGTTCTTCTGATTCAGTGCTTGAAGATAAATTAGAATCATTTGAGCTTTCTGAATCATCAGAATATTCTAAATCGCTTGATTCGCTTGAAACAAAACCATTTTTATTCTCATTATTATTTTCATTCTCTTCTTCATTTTCACTATCAGAAGTATGTGATGTTCTTGATGAACAGGTAGAACCTGATTTAATAGTAGCGGTTTTAGTGTCATTAAAGGTTAAAAATTCTTTTGAATGAGTAATATCTTGTAAATCGAAATCATTACTTTGAGTATGGTCTTTTAAGTTTTTAATTGTTAAAGATTGTGAATCAATTGAATCAAATAAATCTTCAAACAAATTATCATTAATAGAATTAACAGATATTTGGGATTTATTAGAAGAAGAGTGGTCTATTTTAATTGGCGCCAATTTTGATTTATAATTTTCATTTTCATTTTCATTTAATAAAAAACTATAATCATCAACTTGAAATGCAACATTTTTATTTTTATTAAAAAAATCTGATTGTACTAAATATTCAATATCATCAATAATATTTATTTTTAAATTATTTTTTATTCCTATAAATGAACCATAAAAATCTATTCCATTAATAAAATTATTATTATGTTTTAATTTACTGGATAAAAATGAAAAAAATGCATCAACATATGATGAATTATTTTCATCTAATAATTTAGGATGAACACTTGATAATGAATTATTTAATTTTGGTAATGTATATAAAGATGAATCATCTATATTATATTTACCAATTAAAAATTTAAATGGGTCAATAATAGGTGCAAATTTAAAAAAAATATCTTTTTCTAAAACTTTATTATCATTATCAATATTTTTAATTAAACATTTATATAAATTATTTATATTTTCTGATTTATTTTTAATATCATAAATGTAATATTTTTGATTTAAATTAATAGAATTAAAATTGCTAGTATTTAATGAAAAGAATTTATTATATATAGGGCTATAATTTTGAATAGAAGAGAATAAAAGGTCATTATTATCTTTAAATTTTTGAAAAAGCTCATTATTTTTGCGCTTTTCATAATCAATTAAATTATGTTTTGTTGTCATTAGCTAAATAATATATAAATTATATATAATTTTAACTTATAATTTTATTTATTATTTATTATTTAGTAAAAGATTTCATTGTTACTAAATTAAATTGCATAAAAATGCTAAAATGTTGCGTATTTTTTTTTATTGTAATTATCTAAACAAATTCTAAATGACATTAGAATTGAGAAAGTTTGATATGAAAACAATTAGTTTTAAACCTAATGAAAGTAAAGGACCTGTTGTTGTTTTAATTGGTCGTCGTGATACTGGCAAATCTTATCTTGTAAGGGATTTACTTTTTTATCATCAGGATATACCTATTGGTGTTGTTATTGCAGGAACGGAAGAAGGTAATGGTTTTTACGGCAAATTAGTTCCTAAATTATTTATTCACAATGAATACAATACTGCAATTATTGAAAATATATTAAAGCGTCAAAAATCTGTATTAAAACAAATAAAAAAAGAAATGGAGAGTTTTAAAAAAAGTACGATAGACCCTCGCGCTTTTGTTATTTTAGATGATTGTCTTTATGACGCAACATGGGCTCGCGATAAAATGATGAAACTTTTGTTCATGAATGGTCGTCATTGGAAAATAATGTTAATCATTACAATGCAATATCCATTAGGTATTCCACCATCTCTTAGAACAAATATTGATTATGTTTTCATTTTGAGAGAACCATACATTGCGAATCGCAAGCGAATTTATGAAAATTATGCAGGAATGTTTCCAACATTTGAGTCGTTTTGTCAGGTAATGGACCAATGCACAGAAAATTATGAATGTTTGGTGATTAATAATAATGCAAAATCAAATAAATTACATGAACAGGTTTTTTGGTATAAAGCGGACTCACATAATGACTTCAAATTAGGCTCAAAAGAGTTTTGGGACCTTAGTAAGGATATTAATTCAGATGATGAAGAAGAAAAATACGACCCAAACAATGCAAAAAAACGCGGTCAAGGTCCTAAAATCAGCGTTAGAAAAACAAAATGGTAATTTATATGTAAACCATAAATGTTAGGTATTTTAACTACTTGTAATTACAGGTGAAGAATGTGTAGCATGCCATTTTTCTATTCTTGAATAAACTTCTCTCAAATATGGATTTTTGGAAAAGGTTTCTGGTTTAAAACCATCTGTTTCATACCCACACAAAATATTTTTTTCCTTTAATTGTGGAATGAATTGTTTAGCCACCTTATAAAAATTATATCTTGAATATGGTCCAATTTCAGAATCATTCAATTTTTGCCAATTACATGCAGCTAGTGGATTATTTGTTAATATAAAAACTTTAACATTTTTTTTATGTAAATAATAAAACATTTTTCTTAGCATATTAAGCCGTGTTTTTGTTCCAGCACAATAAATTGCCATATCCAAATAAGTTATTCCCTTTTTCATCATTTCTAAAGTGGTTTCTTTAGTTGGAGTTAATATTAAACCTTCTAAAACAGAAAGTGTACCGTCCCAATCAAAAACCACTGCTTTTGTTTTAATATTAGGATTAGAAGCCCACCTACACAAATTTTTTGCATCATCTATTGAAAATGCTATATTGGATTCAAACTCCTCATTTTTTATAGAAAGCAAATATTGAGCGAATTTATTTTCAGGATTTTTTTTTAAAAATTCAGTTGTGTATGAAGACGCATTTGAATTACCATTCATTACTTCCTTGTTTGAATTATTAGAAACTAATATAGAATCAACATATTTTTTGTGTTTTTTAAATTGGGATATCATTTCCGCCATATTATCATAAAATCGTATAGCATAACTTAAATTATTTTCTCCGAAATTATTTTTAATTGTAAATAATTTATTAAGATTTTTATGTGTTTTATTATTTTTTTTATTACCTTTTTTCAATTTATTCGGTGTTTTTAACATATATATAATTTATTATTTAATTAATTATATATTTTTACATATTTTTATAAAAATCATTTTTTAATAGCAAATGGACCACTTATCAATTCGCTTTGTCCATAATCTGTTTTTCCAGTTACTATATTTTCACCTTCAAAAAGTTCTGCTCGAATATCAGCTGTGGTAATAACATCATTATTTTTAAGCAACTGAGATTCTTGAGTATTCATATTGCTGACACCAATTAAATTGCCATTTTCATCAATATTTTGCGTCAATGCAGCTCCTGTTTTTTCTGCAATTGTAATATTTTCATCAATAGCCTTTTTCTTAGATTCTTTTACTCTTTGCTCAAATGCCGATTTAGCAAAAGATTCATTTTTAGTTTTCTCGTGCATTAATTGATTTAATTCATCCTCCATGTATTCAACCCGACCTGTTTTATAAGCTTCAGGGTCCCAAGGCATCCATAATCCAACTGGTCCAACAAATACATCATGATTTGGGTCAATTTCTCTCAACATTTTACATCTTAATTCAGCTTCTTCAATTGTAGGATAAACACCTCGTATTTTTAACCCACGAGTTGAAGTTTGAAAATTGTATTTAACATTAAAAGTGTTTTCTAATTCTTCCTCATTTTTGTCTAAAAATGACTTATAATCATCTTCCATATTTGATTTCAACAAATTTTCCTGCTCCTCTTGAATAAAATCCTGAAAATCTTTAGTAATGTCTTCAAAAGTGAGCTTGTATTTATAACTTAAAAAATTTAAAAATTGCACAAATTTTTCCATGCTCTTTGTAAAGTCCCATTTTTTTAAAAATTCTTGAAAAAAAAACACATCTTTTTGCTTTAAAATTTTATCAGGCGATACAAAAGAAACGCATACGAATTTTTGACCAGATATAGGCTTATCTTCTTCTAATAAATCTACATATTTACTATTATTTGTACCATCTTTATTTTTTCGTTTTTCATATTTTGAATTAGTTTTTTTTCCTGATTTCATTTTATATTAATTATTAAGCATAATATTTAAGTTTTTTATCGCATAATATATTTTTAATTATAAATATTTTTTTTTCTTATTATTTATTATAATAATGTTTGATATTGCTGAACTTGTTAAAAGAGTTATAAAATACCTCGTTGAAGGTCTTATGGTTGCTATAGCTGCATATGCAATTCCTAAAAGGTCACTCAATTTAGAAGAAATTGCATTAATAGCTTTAACTGCTGCCGCCACATTTAGTATTTTAGACACATATATTCCTAGTATAGGTGTAACTGCTCGTTCAGGTGCAGGATTTGGTATAGGTGCAAATCTTGTTGGGTTTCCAGGTGGTCTATAAATATTAATTATACACTGAAAAATAAAAAATTTATAAAAATAAAAATACGGAAAAATAATACAATAATTATATTATATTATTTTATTATTATGACAAAAACAATGAAACGAAAAACTTCTAAAAATCAAGTTCGTTATAAAAAAATGACAAAAAAAGCTTACAAAAAAAGAAAAGTTAGAGTTGTAAATAAAAATGAAATCAGTAATAAAATTGAAGCAAAAAATAAAACAGACGCACGGTTAAAAACAAAAGAAGATTCAGAAGATGAATCAGAAAAAGAAGTAACAGAAAAAGAAAAAGAAAATGAAAAAGAAAAAGATTTTTATTTTTTTTAAACTGTAGGAATAAATTCCCAATCTAATTCTTCACATATGCATTTCCAAATAGTATCTTGTTCAATCAATTTTTCACGGTCTTTTAACATAGGTATTTCTTCTAAATAATGTTCTTCCCCTAGTAATTCAAATAATTTATATAAAACATAATAATAATGTAAAAAATTAACTCTATAATCAGGGCAGTGCTTTGCATATGGATATTGAATTTCCATAAAAAAATTACAAAGTGTTTCTTCTAAATCTTGAGTTATAATGGGTGGTTTTAAACCTAATTTATCTTTAATAAAATTAATATGTTCGTAATATTTATTGTATCCTAGTTTTTTTAGAAGGGTTTTAGTTTCGTAATAAGTTAATTTATTTATATCTATTCTTTCCTTTTTAATTTGTTGTTTTAAATTTTCAATAACATGTGTTGGTATTTGTGTTGTTTCTTTTCCTTGAAATTGTGCTAAAATTTCTTTAAAATGATTTATTTTTTTATAAGCATAAAAGCAAACTTCTTTAGGCGGTTCCTTATATGAAGGTTTTTCATTTTCAATTAAATATTGAACATTGCTTGAACAATTATTGCAAATTAAAACACCTTCATCATCCATTGGTATTAACTCACCTTTAAAACAAACCTTACAAATATCTGTTGGCATTACAAACCTGTTTATATCTAAAAAAGTTTCATCAATATTACTTAAATATTTTGAAAATATACTATTATTTTTGCTTTCAATACCATTAATAGTATCTGCATCATTTTTTTTAATTTTAAAAAATGAATTTATTAATTTGTTTTTATTATTATTATTATTATTATTATTATTATTATTATTATTATTATTATTTGTATCATTACAGTTTGAAATATTTTTTTTATTTTCAAAATAATCAAATATATATTTTGAATTATCAAGAAAATACTCTAATTTTTTGTTTTTTAAATTTTTGATATTTTCATTAATTTCTTCGATTCGGTCTTTATATTCCATTATTTGTTCAATTGTAAATAGTTTAGTATTATTTAATTCCAGTTGTAAATTGTGTTCATCTAATTTTAAACGCAATTCTTTTCTTTCTTTTTTTAAATTAGGTATTTTATCTATTTCATCTTTATTAAATTCATTAATAAATTCACGATGTTTTCCATCTAAAGTTGTAGAGCTTTTTTTATTTACTTTTATTTTTTTAATTGTTTTTGGCTTAAAAGGCATTTACTTAATATAATTTTACATATTTTATTTAATTAATAATTTAATTAAATACATTAATTAAAATACATTAATTAAATAATAAATATTTTTTATTATATTAAGAACAAGTTTAAACAAATGAATACTTTTCTATAAAATTTATAATAGAAATATGAAAATAAAGATAAATATAGAAGATAGTAATGGTACAGAAAGTGATATAACAATGGATTCAATCAAGTTTCAAAAGATGGTTCTTTTATTTAATGCATTGAATGATGGTTGGAGTATTAAGAAACAAAATGAATCTTATATTTTTAAAAAAAATCATGAAGGTAAAAAAGAAATATTACATGACTCTTATTTGCTAACATTTATGAAAGGTAATTTTGACATTAACCGGTTAATTTCATAATATATAAAAAATATAAATTTAATTTAAATTAATTTAATTTAAATTAATTAAATTAAATTTAATTAAATTTAATTTACAAAAATTATTTTCTTTAGCAATATTATAATCATGGGAGGCGGATTAATGCAACTGGTTGCCTATGGCGCTCAAGATGTTTACCTTACAGGTAATCCTCAAATTACTTTTTGGAAAGTGACATACCGTAGATACACAAATTTTTCAATTGAATCTATTGAACAAACATTTAATGGACAGGCTGATTTCGGTCGCCGTGTTACATGCATTATTAGCAGAAACGGTGACCTTGCTTACCGTACATATCTTCAAATAACACTTCCTGAAATCAATCAATACATGGGAAATACAACAGCCTTAGCTAGTGGAGCTCAGTCTGTTTATGCTCGTTGGTTAGATTTCCCCGGTGAGCAGCTCATTGCTCAGGTTGAGGTTGAAATTGGTGGCCAACGCATTGACCGTCAATATGGTGATTGGATGCACATTTGGAATCAGCTCACAATCACAACTGAGCAAATCAGAGGCTATTTCAAAATGATTGGTAACACAACACAACTCACATTCATTACTGACCCATCCTTTTCAGATGTTGATGGTCCTTGCGACTCTTTAGCACCTCGTCAAGTTTGCGCTCCCCGTAATGCTCTTCCTGAGACAACACTTTACATCCCACTTCAATTTTGGTTTTGCACAAATCCCGGTTTGGCATTGCCTTTGATTGCTTTACAATATCACGAAGTCAAAATCAATCTTGACCTTCGTCCTATTGATGAGTGCTTGTGGGCTGTTACATCATTAAGCTGCAACAGTGCAGGTAATGGTGCTAATTCTACGCAGCTCACTGTTGGTCAAACAGTTGCTGCTACAATTGCTTACAATCAATCTATCGTTGCTGCTTCCCTCTATGTTGACTATGTCTTCTTAGATACTGATGAACGCCGAAGATTTGCCCAAAATCCTCACGAGTATCTCATCACACAGCTTCAATTCACTGGTGATGAGTCTGTTGGTTCTTCATCCAACAAGATTAAACTCAACTTCAACCACCCTGTTAAGGAGTTGATTTGGGTTGTGCAACCTGACCAGAATGTTGATTATTGTTCATCCCTTCTTTGTGATGCTCTTCTCTTCAAAGTTCTTGGTGCTCAACCTTTCAACTACACTGATGCCATTGATGCTTTGCCCAATGCCATTCATGCATTTGGTGGTCCCGCTGAAGTTACAGCTGGCAACTACATTGATGCTCGCGGCCTTTTCGATGATGCTGGTGCTGAAGATGCCTACATTCCTTCCACATTCACCGGATACTGGAACGGACCCAATGATGTTTACAACGAGCCCAATTTCGGTGGCCCACCTATAGGTGTTTATCCTGGACAAAATATTAATGACGCCCTTGCTGCTATTGGTGTTGATAATGTTGCTCAATTAACTGGGTCAACCAATTATTACACAGGACAACCTTCTTCAGGACACAACAACAATTCATCTGTCTCTGATGCCGGCACTTTCGTGCTTTCTGAGACATCCATTGACATGCATTGCTGGGGCCAAAACCCCGTCGTTGTTGCCAAACTTCAACTTAACGGACAGGACCGCTTCTCTGAGCGCGAAGGTTCCTACTTCTCTTGGGTTCAACCTTACCAATCTCATACACGCAACCCTGATGAGGGTATTAATGTGTATTCATTCGCTCTTCGCCCAGAAGAGCATCAACCCTCTGGTACATGCAATTTCTCAAGAATTGATAATGCCACATTGCAATTGGTCTTATCTAACGCAACAGTTGAGGGAACAAAGACTGCAAAAGTTCGCGTTTACGCCACAAATTACAATGTTTTAAGAATTATGTCGGGTATGGGTGGTTTGGCATATTCCAATTAAGCATAATTGTTACCATTTATGGTGTCATATTTATATTCATATTTTAATAATTAAATTATTGGTTTTTAATTATTAAAGCAAAAAACAGTGTTTGCTCCCGAAATAGCGGGAGCAAAGTGATAATATATATTATACAAAAAATAATTTAAATAGGTTGTAATAATAGATTATACAACCATGGATATCGTAAGAGCTTTTAATGCAAATGAATTACACACTGAAATTGTTATAAAAGGTGATGCAAATAACCCTTTATTTCGTGCCAGTGATATAGGAAATGTATTAGATATTTCAAATATAAGAACATCTATAAATGATTTTAATGAAACGGAAAAGGTCGTCCATACTATGGACACCCCTGGTGGAACACAACAAGTAACATTTCTTACCGAAAAAGGATTATATAAAGTATTATTTAAATCAAGAAAACCTATTGCTGAAAAATTTCAAAATTGGGTGTGTGAAGTAATTAAAGAAATTAGGTTAAATGGTATATATAATTTACAAAAAGAATTAGAAAAACAACAATTTAAAATAAATCAATTAGAAACCACAAAAAATAAAGAACTAGAAGAAAAATTAATTCAACAAAAAGTTATAGAAAAAGAAAAAATATTGTTAAAAGAATATGCACATTCAGGGTCATTAGTCTATATTATAAAGGTTAAAACATATGAAAACGGGCATTATGTAGTAAAAATAGGTCATAGTTCAAAAGGTGTTCAAGGTAGATATACAGAGCATAAAAGTAAGTATGAAGAATGTTTATTGTTGGATTGTTTTTTTGTCGATAAAAGCAAAGATTTTGAAAGTTTTTTACACAACCATGAAACTATTAGAGTAAACAAATTTAATAAATTAAAAGGTCATGAAAACGAAAACGAATTGTTTTTAGTTGGAACTAATTTATCGTATCAAATGATTATAAAGTTAATTGACAGTAGTATTAAAAATTATAATTACAGCGTTAATGAATTATTGAGAGAAAATGAAATGTTACAATTTAAGTTGCAAAATAATCAAAATAATATTAATAATGAATTATTAACAGAACTTTTACAAACAATTAATTTATTATCAAGTAAAATAGATACTCTTGAAAAAACAAATCAAGAAATTTTAACTAAATTTAACTCTCAACAAACAAAAGTTACGACTGGTTTCCAAGAGCCTTTATCAACACTTGGACCAAGATTACAAAAAATACAACCTGAAAATCTACAACTTGTAAAAGTATATGAATCTGTTACAGAAGCAATGAAGGAAAATTCAAATATAAAAAGACCAAGTATTAACAAGGCCATTGTAGAAAATACTATTTATTGCGGATTTCGTTGGCTTTTTGTGGATAGAAACTCAGACCCAAATGTTATTCATCACATCAATCCAACAAAACAAACAAAAAATCAAAGTTTCGGCTATATAGCTCAGTTAAATAGTGACAAAACTAAAATTATAAATATATATTTAGATAGAAAAACAGCTGCACATTTTAATGGATACGAATCAAGTTCTGCACTAGATAATCCAGTTAAAAATTTTACTTTGGCAAAGGGATTTTATTATAAATTATATGATGAGTGTGACATATTATTGAGAGAAAATTTTGAAGAAATTACAAGTGGGGAACCTTTATTATATAAAAATGGTGTAGGTCAATTTGACGCACAAAATAATTTAATACGCGAGTTTTCATGCAAATATGATTGTATCAAGTCTCTCTCAATGAGTGATAAAACATTGGCAAAAGCACTTGAAAAAAATATTTCTTATAACGGTTTTTATTTTAAGGAAATCGGCTCTAAGTTAAAAATCATATAAACATTCACAATTTTCAAATATAAAGAGAAAACATTTGCATATTGTTACTACATCTAAATGAATTTAAATAACTTTTTACCATAACTATTGGTAAATTTAACGGAGAGTATCCTTTAAATGTAAATGTATTGTACATACCAATTAATAACCTTTTAAAATACCAATTAAAATAAATAGTTGGATTTTCTATATATGAAATTGCAGTTGGTTGTAACGCCCAAAGCCCATTTGCTTCTAATATTTTAAAATTACCATTTTTAAAATCTTCTATATTTTTTATTAAAATATCATATCTACCAACATTAAAATCTTTTATATTTTTTGAAATATTATTAAATATTTTATTTAATTTATCATTTATTAAATAATTATAACTTTTAATATCGGTTGTTTCTTTATAATCGAATTTTTTTTTATCTTTTTTATAATTTTCTCTTTCACTTATTTGTGGTTGTTTTGATATTTCAATTATTTTTCCCTCTTTTTCCCAAGGTAATTTTTCCCATAAAACACCTAATTCAATTTTATAATCATATAAATAATTTTGAACCATGTAATTTTTTGTATCTTTTGTTTTTTTAAAAAAATCTTGCAACTCTTTTTTATTCTTAACAATCTTTACATCTTTTCCTTGTCCAGAACATACAGTCGGCTTAATAATAATTGGATAATTAAAATGAGTTCTGTTTATTTCATTTAAAGGAAATTGAACTTCGGGTCTATATTTTATTGGAACTAATTCCATTATAGCTAGTTTATTGTTTTGTGAAAGAGGATACGGATTTGTATTTAATAAAAATATCCATTGTATAATAAATCCAATAAAAAAGCCTAATAATGTTATCTTTTTATAAATAATAAATGAAAATAATAATGGAAATAAAGCCACAAATAAATTTAATAATGTTCCAAATATAAAGAAAAATAAAAAACCTTCAACATCACGCATGTCCCAATAAGTTGATTTATCATCAGAAACACTATCTGTATCACTATCTGAGTCACTATCTGTATCACTATCTGAGTCATTGCCAAAATTACTATCAGAATCATCGCTATTTGATTTTTTAAATAAACCTAAAATCGTGTAATAAATACTTTTAAAATAACTAAAAATAAAAAATTTAAATAAAAAAAATATTATTAATAAATATGCTATATTTTTAAAAATCAATTTTGTATTTTTATTCATATATATTATTAAATAAAATAATAAAATAATAAAATAATAATTTTAGTTATATTATTATTTAAATAATAACAATATAATATTAATAATGACTTCAAATATTCTTTGTTTTGTAAAACCCGTTTTTCTTGTTTTTGGTTCAAATGGTTGGATTGGTAATAAAGTATGCAATTATTTAGAAGATAATAACATTAAATTTTATAAAGCCAGTTCTCGTGCAAATGATGTTGATGGTGTTCGTAATGAACTATCAATCCATCCAAATATTACTAATGTAATCAGTTTAATTGGGCGAACTCATGGCACATATAATGGTGAAAAAATAACAACTATTGATTATTTAGAAAAGCCAGGTAAATTAGTTGAAAATATTAGGGATAATTTATATTCACCCCTTTCTCTAGCAATACTGTGTAAAGAAAAGGAAATTCACTTTACTTATTTAGGAACAGGATGTATTTTTGATTATGATGAAAAGCATCCATTTGGACAAGAAATCAATGGGTTTCATGAAAATAGCAAACCCAATTTTTTTGGGTCATCTTATTCCATTGTTAAAGGTTTTACCGATGAACTAATGCATTTATTTAAGGATACTACATTAAATATTCGCATTAGGATGCCTATTACACATGAATTTAATGAAAGAAATTTTGTAACAAAAATTTCAAATTATAAAAAAATTTGTTCTATTCCAAATTCTATGACAGTATTAAATGAATTGATTCCTATCATGATAGATTTAGCATCGAAATGGCGAACTGGAACAATAAATCTAACAAATCCTGGTCTTATATCTCATAATGAAATTTTAGAAATGTATAAGGAAATAGTAGACCCTGATTTTAATTGGGAAAACTTCAATATTGAAGAACAAAATCAAATTCTTTTGTCCAAACGCTCAAATAATTTTTTAGACACAACAGAATTAGAGATATTGTATCCAAATGTTAAAAATATTCGTGAATCAGTAAAAGACATGTTGGTTTTAATGAAAAATAACAAAAATTAATTGTAATTGAGTTAATAAATATAAAAATATTATTAGTATTTAAAAATTTAATTAGTAATAATAAAATGAAAGCAATAATATTTGGTGCAAAAGGGTCAATTGGAAATTATATTTTAAATGAATTTTTAAATGAAAAAATAAACATAATTGGAACAACAAGTAATATTGAAAAGATATCTGAAAATATTATTTTTGTTAAAAGTGATAATTTAGATAATTTAAAATTTATTGAGCCAGTTGATATTGTTATATGGGCAAATGGGGATAATTGTAATGATAATATAAATACATATAACAATGATACTTTTAATAAAATTATAAATGCAAATGTTACTTTCATTTTAAACACAATGCATAATTTATTACAAAATAAAAAAATTAACTGTAATTGTAAAATGGTAATAATTAGTTCAATTTGGGAAGATAATACAAAAGAAAATAAACTATCATATTCAATATCAAAATCCTCATTAAACGCGCTTGTTAAAAATGTTTCATATGACTTATCCGAATATAATATTTTAATTAACAATGTTTTACCTGGAGTTATAGATAATGAAATGTCTCGTAAAACATTAACTAACGAGCAATTTGAATATATAAAAAATTATATGAAATTTGGAAGATTAATAAATCTATCAGATGTGTATAAAATTGTTAAATTTTTAGCAATAGATAATACTGGAATAACAGGTCAATCTATAAAGGTAGATTTAGGTTTTACAAATATGAAAAAATTTAATTAAATATTATATTTTTAAAGCAAAAAAAATGTGATAAATTTAAAGTAATTTTAATTATATAAATATAAAGGTTTATAGTAAATAATTTATAAAATGAATTTTAATGTTAATTCTGTAGATTTTTATTCAGAAATGAATTTAAATAATGCAATTTCTATAAAATCTTTTAAAAAGGATTATCATGTTATATATAGCAGTAAAAATATTGAACAACTAGTAAACGAAAATTATATTGAAGGCGACTTTATTTTTATCGATAAAAATGTTTTTAATTTAAGCCCTGAAACTTTTATAAATATAAAAAATATATTATTATTTAATGCTATTGAGGAAAATAAAAATATAGAAAATGTATTAATTTTGATAGATAAATTATATAATCTTAATTTTAATAAAAAAAATAAATTAATAGTAATTGGTGGTGGCATTACTCAAGATGTTGGTGGTTTTGCATCGGCTATTTATAAAAGAGGTATAAATTGGATATTAATACCTACAACAATATTATCTATGACAGATAGTTGTATAGGCAGTAAAGTGTCAATAAATAGAAAAAGCAAAAATATGCTTGGTATGTTTTCAGCACCAAATAAAATATTTATATCTGATTTTTTTTTAAGTACTTTATCAAATGATGATATAATTTCTGGTATTGGAGAGTCTTTTAAATTATCATTGATAGGTGGTGAAAAATCTTACAAATATTTTCTTGAACAATATTCTCAAAAAAATTACATTAATATTATTAAAATTTCTTCATTAATTAAAAAACAGTTAATAGAATATGATGAATTTGACGAAAATGAAAGACGCGTTTTAAATTATGGTCACACAATAGGTCATGCTATAGAATGCACTACAAATTATTTTATTCCACATGGTATCGCTGTATTAATAGGTATGTACATAAAAAATTTGTTATTTTATAAAAACAAACATCAAGAAATTAATGATTTAATAATAAAAATGGTAGATATAAAATATTTTAAAATAAATTTTAATTATGATGAATTTATTAAACACTTATTATCTGATAAAAAAAATAATGGTGACCAAATTTGTTTTATTTTATTAGAAGATTTAGGAAAAAGCATATTTATATTTAAAACAATAAATGAAATAAATGATTCTTTAAAAGAAATAATTTTTAATTTATTTAGCCAACATAACCCTTAATTTTTATAATTATTTAACTAATTTATTATAAAAATTAGTTAAATAATTATAAAAATTAACTAATCAAATTACATGAACAAATTAAAAGAAATATTAACAAGTTTAAAACATTTAGGTTGTTCGGGAATTAAAATATCATATGAAGATGAAGGAGCATTATTAAATGAAGTAATATCAATGAGATACTTAACATCAAATATTGGAATTGATTTATCAATTAAAATCGGTGGATGTGAAGCAAAAAGAGATATAGTTGATTGTTTGAACATTAATTGTGATTCTATAGTTGCTCCAATGATTGAAAGTAGATTTGCATTAACCAAATTTATAAATTCATTAAACCAATATAATTATACTGGCAAGAAAGGTTTTAATCTTGAAACTATAAATGCATATAATAAATTAGATGATATTTCTAAAGAATTTTCTAATATAGATTATGTAACATTTGGAAGAGTTGATTTTGTAAATTCATTAAATAAAAATCGTAGTTATGTTAATGATAAAGATATGTATGATATAGTTGAAAATGTTTTTAAAAAAACTAAAGAACAAAATAAAAAATGTTATTTAGGAGGAGCAATAAGCATTAATTCAAATGATTTTATTAAAAAACTTATTGAAAATAATTTATTGGATTATTTTGAAACAAGATATATAATATTTGATACTAAAAAAATAAATTTTGATAATTTTGATAATTTACTTTACTATGCAAATTTATTTGAAGTTGAATGGTTAACTTTTATAAGTAATAGATATGGTGAATTATTTAATAAAGATAAAGAAAGAATTAAAATGATTGAAGAAAGAATAAATATTATAAATAAATAAATTTAAAATTAATAATAATAATAATAATAATAATAATAATATGAATAATATGAAAATCAAAGTTAGTGATTATATTGTTGAGTTTTTCAATAAAAACGGTTTAAATACATTATTTACAATAACTGGTGGGTTTGCAATGCATTTAAATGATTCGTTTGGTAATAATAAAAATTATAAAATTTATTATCAACATCATGAGCAATCTTGTGGGTATTCAGCCGTTGGATATTCAAAAACCAATTCAAAACCATGCATAGTATGCACAACAGCAGGAGTTGCAGCAACAAATGCAATTTCTCCTTGCTTAGTTGCACATCAAGACAGTCTGCCTATTTTATTTATTTCAGGGCAAGTTAAAAGTACAGAAACAATTCAAAAAATAAATACTGAAAATATGAAACTAAGACATTATGCCGGAGCAGATTGTGATATTATTTCAATAGTAACTCCTATAACAAAATATGCAAGAGAAATTTCAAATGTTTTAGAAATAAACGAAGTATTGATTGAAGCTTTCAAAAATCTTATAAATGGACGTCCTGGCCCTGTTTGGTTATCTATTCCAGTAGATATACAGGGTATGCTAATCGACAATGTAAATATTCCTTTAATAGAAAAAAATATCAACCAAAACACAATTATAAATAAAAATGAATTAGATAAAATTTATGAATTATTAAAAATTGCTGAAAGGCCTCTAATTATTGCAGGAAATGGAATAAAACTAGGTAATTGTAATGATAAATTTACAGATTATTTAAATAAATATAATATTCCTGTTGTTGTTACCATGTTAGCTACAGATGTTATTGAAAATAATAATAATTTATATTGCGGTAAAATTGGATTAATTGGAGATAGGTCTGGTAATTTTACACTTCAAAATTGTGATTTATTAATTTCACTTGGGTGTAGAATGGCTCAAGGAATTGTTGGTTATAGAGATGACTGGTTTGCAAGAGAAGCTAAAATAATTTATATTGATAATGACCAAAATGAAATAGAAAAAAATAATATTAAATATACTTTAAAATTAAACATGGACTTAAATTTATTTTTTGATAATTACAATTATGAACCAATTAATTATTCCAATTGGTTAAAAAAATGTTTATATTGGAAAAACAAATGGTATTTTGAAACACCGAATTTTAATGATAATAGTATCAATCCATACTATGTTTTAAAAACTTTTTTTAAAATAGCTCCTGAAAATAAAATAACCATTGCTTCTTCGGGTTCTATTGTAACAAGTGTATGGCATATGGTAAATATCAAAAAGGGTGACAAATTTTTAATAAGTAGTCAAGGTGATATGGGATTTGAATTAACATCATCCATTGGAGCTCAGATTGCCGAACCTAATAAAATGGTTATACCAATTTTAGGCGAAGGTTCTTTTCAATTAAATATACAAGAACTACAAACAATTATTCATTATAAACTTCCAATAAAAATTTTATTATTTAATAATGGGTCATATGGTGCAATCCAAATTACACAGACAAATTTTTTTAAAAATAAATTTGGTGTCGATTATGAAAGTGGGTTATCTTTCCCGGATACAGAAAAAATATCATATGCGTATGGAATAAAATATTTGTCAGCAAAAAATAACAATGAGATTGAAGAAAAAATACAAGAATTTATTGATTATAAAGAAACAATTATATTTGAAGTATTTTCTTGTATTCAAGGAAGATATCCAAGACTAAATGCAATTAAAAATGATGACGGAACATTTACAAATAGACCATTTGAAGATATGGACCCATTTTTACCAAGAGAAGAATTTAAAAATGAAATGATAGTTAAAATTGTTTGATTATTTAACACTTTCTTTATTACAAATATTACATAATAATATTTTTATTTACATAACAAAAATATTAAAATATAGAATTTATATTATTTTGTAAATCATTAATAGTTATTATTAATATATTTTTATTTATTTTTTTTATGTTATTTTTTAAATTAGTATCATGAATTATAGAAGTTAATAAAACAACATCATTATCATCAGCTATTTTATTATATAAATCACAGTTAATAATATTTATATTTTTTATGCATTTATTTAGATAACAAGGATTATCATCTATTATGCTTATAATATTTGTACATTTTGTAATATTATTTAATATTTT